AAGCAAGTTGCCTAAGTTCCTCTCTATCTGCTTCGGCATCTTCATCATCTTTCTTCATCTTTGCATTCTTTGCCTCATTTGCTTCGACAGTTGCTTCAAATACTGCTTTGTTGGCTTCTATGTTCTTTTGCCTACTCTCTTCTAAAAAAGCATCTAATTCGATTTGTGCGTCTACCTTAGCTTGAGTTTCCGCCTTTGCATTATCTACTATTTCTTGTAGCCTCATTCTCTCCTCTTCTTGCCTCTCCATTTCCAAGTCTCTAATGGCTTCTGCTTGTTTGACTTTATCTTCTATTTGTTGTGCATCAAATAACTCTCTTTGGTAAGCCAACTCTGCTTCTGATTGAGATAGAGCCTTATCCATCTCCATACGTTCTCTGTCTAAAGCCAAGTCATTCATTTTCTGTTCGGATCTTAATCCCTCAACTTGTGCTAAAACTCCTTGCTTATTTGCAAGTGCTTCTATTAACGCAGTTTGTGTTTCAGTATTATCGTTTGCCTCTACTGCTGCTTGTGCTGCTGCAACTTGTAAATTAGCTTGAGCAATCATTGCTTTTTCTTGCTCGTCTAAGATCTTGCTTAACTCGTCATTGGCTTTTTTACGTTCTGAAAGGCTATTACGTTCTTCGTCTCTTATCTGTCTTTGCTTCTCTGCTTGTAAGTCAAATTTTTCAACTAATAAACCTTGTTGGGCTGCTGCAATCGCTGCTGAGTTTTTAAGTTCTGTATTTGCTTTGGCTATCTCGTAAGCACCCTTAACGCTAATCTCTTGTACACCCTCTACGACTCCACCGACAACGCTACCTACTTCAGATACAGCTTTGCCCATATTATCGACTACACTCTTACCAGATTTTACTGCTTCTTCTGCTGTCTTTTTTATCGACTCTTGAGTGTCCTTAACATCCTTTGTGAGTTGTTTTATTTTCTCTTGGTCTTTACCACCGAAAGGAGATTGCTCCCAAGCTAACTGGGCTTGTTTTAGAGTTAATACAATAGCATCAAATGCAAGTTTCAAAGGAGTTACAGCAATAGTAAGTAACCCTTTCATAACAGCAGTTAATCCACTAAAGCCATTACTTGCTTTGGATACAGCTTCAAAAGTATTAAATACAACTCCAAAAAGTTTCTCAAACAATACACCAACAGTACCTAAAGCCGTACTGAGAGCATCCATTATCTTTTGATTTTTAGAGATAGCATCATAAAATAATTTAATAGCACCGACTACAATACCAATCCCTAGACCTTTAAGACCAACTCCAATAGCTTTTAGACCTTTAGAAAATATGTTACTGCTTTTACCAGCTTCTTTCTGTGCCTTAGCTGTATCATCAAAACCTTTTTTGGTTTTAGAAAGTTCGCTATTCATACCCTCTATGGATTTTTCGGTATCAGTAACAACTTGGCTTAACGCTTTAAACTCTTCGCTTCCAGTATCCTCTACATCTTCAAGCAGTTTCTTTGCCTCTTCTAATTGTGCATTAAGTTCTTCTATGGTCATATCTCCTTTCTGGAGATTAATTGCCATTTCAAATGCTATTCTTTTATCTGCCATATTATAATTTTATTATTCTGTAAACTAAGTTAATTATTAAAGACGTATCTGGTTCAAACGTCATATTATTGTTGGTTGTTACTTTAAGCCCACTACCAAAGTGTATAGGCGTTGTATTATGGGCTGCTATTTCTAATAAGTCTGTATTGTTGTCTGTACCAAAGAAAGCTGCTGGTACTTTAGCTAATAAGTGTTCTGAAGCGTCATCTTCCACTATATCTACTTGATGCGTTCCTCCAATTGCAGCGTTTCCTTTTAACCTTACATATCCTCTTGTCACTTCATAAAATTCATTATCTGGCAAAGGAGGTAATACTTCTAATTCTGTTTCTAAGTTTGTTAATACATCAAATGGCAATACAAGTGTTTTTAACTTTTCTGCAAATAATCCATTTATATACGTTTCATCTGGTCTATTGCTTTCTATAAGTGGGCTATTAATTAAAGCTAAATTATCCGCCATAGCACTAACATTATCGCTACCCACTATTAGAGAGTTTTTAGAGTTAAGGCTCTGTTTAACATTACTTGAAGCTACAATAGAACGAGTGCCACCCTTAACGCTATCTCCAAATTGTAAAGTATCTTGCCCAGTTCCACTATTTCCATTAGGACTTACAAGCATATCTCCAGTAGGTACTGGCGTATCGTCTGTAAAATCGTCCTTACCTCTATTGATATTTTTTACCTCTGGTGCAAAAGCATCTTTTGGCTCTACCTTTAAGAACATACATTTAGTAGTATCTTCAGACATTGCGTCAAAGTCCTCTACCTTTAGCAATCTCCAGTAACTACCATCTATGTAGTAATTTTTTCTAAAATTAAGTTCTTGATAATCGTATGGTCTAAGAGACAAAAAGCATTCTAAGATCTTACTATTTTTGTCAGTAATCTCCTCTATATATTTTTTCCAATATATATTGTAACAATTATTGTTGCTATAAGCCAGAGTAAATTTATTTCCGTAACTGAAATCATAATATAGTTGTTTTGGCACAAACCAGTTTAAATCAAAGGTAGGGTTGTAAGGATTATCTAAATGCCCAGCGTAAGGATACTCAAATGTTAATTGACCAGCAAAACTCCAAACGTCTTTAGGATCTAATAATCCACCCCAATATAATAGACGTATTTTAGCTGTTGCGTCTACTTGTTGATTTTGCTCATTAACAAATCTCATTGAAGATATAATCCTACCTACTTTCGAAATACTCTCAAGTGGAGTAGGTGCAAATATTGTTGTAATCTGCTTATCAGCATCTATAAAATCATTCTCTACATTTAAAGTTAATTGTCCATATACCTCGTTATTAACCTTATTGTAAGCATCGTTATGATAATCTTTATCTAATTGGTCTTTGAATATAAACCTATTTGAGTTTAATGCTCCCATAGGGACAATCTTATAATCTTTTGACCTATCGACTTTACTATCTAAATTGACTCTCTCATCTGTAAGGAATCCATCTCTAGTTTCTATTATTAATTTATTAGCATCAATAGCATCATATTCCACATAAAGATTAAAACGCTTAATAATACTGCTTAAGAAATCTGTTTGTTTTATTTGCTTAGGAATAACTGCTTTGGTAAGCATAGTATCTCCTATACCTATTTCTGTTTCTAAAAATGTACTAGCAAATGTAGAGTCAGCTTGTATTAATACTTGAAAATCTGCACTATTAACTCTTGTAATTAATCGATTGAGTACAAGACTATTAACATTAAGTAATTGTGTTGCATATACCTCTAATCCACCAAAAGCTAAAAAGTATTTACCTCCAGCTTGTACATCTATTTGCCCAGTTTGAAAAGGTAAGTCGCCTATTGTTATACCGATTGGCACACCACTTAAAGGATTAGACTCTAGCTCTGTGGTAATATCGAATTTCATAGAGTCAACTATTTTATAAGCTCCATTTAATTCCTCTACTAAATAAGCATTCAAATAACCTCTAAAGCTATCTGTCAATATATCTGGACTAGGTTGTGAAAAGTAATTTAATTGGTCTGTTTCGTTTTGACTTGACTCTGTATATAGTAGGTTTAAATTCAAAAGACCTTGAAACGACATTTTATTAGGATCTGTCGCAACATATTTACCAGTTGCCGTATCAAATTCATCTGTACAAGTATTGTAAAAATCTTCTGTAAAATCAAAAACAGCTTCTGCACAAGCTAAACTTTCAACTACCCCTCCATCTGCAACAACTCTTTTTTGATAACCAGATAAACTATTATCCTCATCAAATAAAACAATACTATTTTGTAGGTTAGAAATATCGTTTATGTTCTGACATTGTATAGTCTGTGTGGTATTCCTTTTTACATTAAACTCCTTACATAATATATCTGCATTATCAAGTAGGATTTTACCACTACCATAGGGTACAATAAGTCGTTTGAATAAATCACTATTAAAAAATGTACTATCGTATGTAAATCCAGCCTCTGTAAGTATTGTATCAATATATTGCTTAACATAAATTGCTGGTTTAAAATCTTCTAAAGCCCAATTACCATAGCTTGTTCTACCACCTAAGTCAATCATAGGATAAACGTACCCTTGACCTATTGTAGCTGTCCAGCTATTTTGTATGTTAGTTCTATTCCAAGTATGGTTTAAACTAGACAAATCTAAATCCTCTAAATACTTGCCTCTTATCTTTTCGAATAAATCTCCAATCTTTCCAGTAGCTTGTATCTCGTAGTTAATTAAACCATCTACATTTTTAATAGACTTTAGTTGACAATAACCATCTATTGCAGTAACACCATCTTGTATTATCTGATAGCTTGTTTTTAAATTAGGATTAAATGTCTGTAGGTCTATATTGACATCAAAGGCGTGTTCAAATATCTGATTAACTACTTTATTCTCTGGTATTGTAATAGTCTTAGAGAAGTCCGTTAAACGCTTCTGTGGGTCATTTACATCGTACGCTTCCTTTGTCAAAGGTACAGCACCCTCGTTATGTGGTATTGAATACCCAGCTATTATATGCTCTATTACCATTGTCGCTTATCGCTATTATCAACCTCCATACTAACTTCCATAGAATACACTTGACCATTTTCGCTTTTAGCGTGTTCAAATGTGCTACCAGTTACATTGACTGCCATAAAGTTGCTACCATTTTTCCAGAAAACCTCTGGAGATGAAAATAAGTCCTCTAAGCCCTCGACTTCAAAGTCCTTTAGTAATCTACTATTAAGTCTGTAATTATCTGTTAGAGACGTATGGAATGCTCTCTTACGCTGTGCATATGTATTATGAGTTATGCTACTTGCTCCTATTGTACGAGTATTGTATTTAGCAAAGTTCTTTGTAATATTTGTAGTCTGATTAGACTTACCACTAAACGTAAAGCTATCATAGCCACCCTTTCTATTTAACCAATGTAGCTCGTAATCTGTATAGGTATTTTCGCAGTCATCTATTTCAAACATTATGGTTTTAGTAGCCCATACGTCCTCAGTAAAGTTTAATATCCTTAAAGCATAGTATTTTACATTTGTCATTACTGGAGTTGTACCCCAACTATGCGAAGCAATCTCAGAAGCACCCACATCAAGCGTATATAACCCAGCAGTATTTGCAGCAGTCATTGTAGTTGATAATATATTTGTAAACGTATTATCTAATGTCTTTAAATAGATTTTATAAGTGTCAGTAAGACCTCCTCTCATAATCCAAGAGATTTGATACTTCTGTGTTGATCTTACCTTTAAGAAGTTATTTGCTTTGCTCAAGTTGAACCACTCAGCTTGTTGCTCAAAGCCGTTTAGAAACTCTTTGTCGGTTTCAGCAGAAGCATCTTCAATACTCCAATCGTAATAGTCTTTAGTTGATCCAGATAAGTCTGCCCACTCAATATACTTAGGTGACGAGTTCCAACTATCAAAAGTATTGCCACTTACTGCACTACCTTGTAAAGCTCCACTATAATACTCTTGGAAAGCTATTTTAAAGTCTTTTAAGGCACTTTGTGATATATCTGTAGTATCTCCAGCCAATATAGAATAATCGCTACTTACAAACGATTGTATAATATTTTGGATATCTGTTACAACTTGCGTAGCTGAGGGTATAGTATTAAGCTGCAAAGTAGCTATCTTAGTATTATCTCCAGTAGGATCTGTAAATAAACTTGCTATAACTTTAAATCCACTCTGTGCAGAATTGTCGCTATTGACTAAATATTCAATAGGAGCAAAGCTCGGCTCTGGTATATTTGTTGTCGGTTGGTCTTGTATTGTAAGTGCCATCTATTTATATATACTAAAATAGACAGATAAATTTAGGGTAGTAGATTATATATTGTTTTTTAGTCCTCAAGAGCTACATTCAAAACATACTTCCTAAACTCAGTTAATAACTCAGCTTCTAAATCTAATATAGTTTGGTCATTTATTGCTTTACTATAAAAGTCTGTTTTATCCAAACCATAATTATATATGCTTCTAGCTATAACAAAAGCTATTGACTTTCTTATATCCTCAGCATCCCTACGCTTGCCAGATTTTGTATTTGTGCCAGAATAATTTCTTTTAGGCTTTATGTCTGAAAATTTACTTATACCTCTGTTAAGCATAAATTTACGTATAGCTGATATAGGAGGCATTTTGTTAGTATATTTAAACCTACTTATACCAGTATTGTATTTAGCTCCACTTACACCCTCGTCAATAAATTGATAATACGGTGGCATTGATATCTGTACTTTAAATCCACTTGCAGTAATTGTTACTGGTTGCTGATTTAATTCGCCTATACTTTGTACAGTCTTGCCACTTGCTACTTTATTAGCAATATATAAGTTTTTCTCTAGCTCATCAACGACCTTTTGCCAATAATCTAAAAGGCTGTCAAATAATTTATCTTGAATTTTTCTCATAATCTTCTTTCTCTACCATATAAGCCCACCAGTTAAGGAATTCTATTGCTCCTAATTTAGTAGACTCGTTAATACTTATGTTGTGTAAATTAGCCATAGCTGATATTATGCTGAAGAGTCCCCATCTTTTCGCAAAATCTGCTTGGTCATCTCTAGCGTCTCCCCCATCCACTTGCTCAAAGAGTCCTCTGTATCGTTCAAGTAATCGTTCCAAAGATTCCAAAAAAAAACAAAGACATTCCAAACCTCTTGTAAATCTACTTGCTGAATTAGCTTAGCCCTTTCCTCTAGGTTTAATTTATCGTCTCCATATTCACCCCCTTTAGGTCTACTCATAGCTGCTAAAAGTAAGTGCATTACTTTAACTGCTTCGCCTTGATGGTTACTCCTAATATTTATAACATCTAAAAGCTGTCCACTCGTTAGCTTTTCTGGCTTATGTTCTAAATGATATTGAGTGCCATTTAAATATACCTTACTTTTAATTCTTAGCTTTTCTAATAGCTTAACATTAAAGGCATTTAAATCGTCCACTATCTTTTTAAATTCAGACATCTTAATTTTTGAGGCTTCCTCGTATGTTATGTCTTTTATAGCCGCTACTGCGTAAATATTCTGCTCAACTAAAGACAAACTTTCGTCTATTGAGTTTAATTCTTGGTATTGTCCTACTGTTATTTTATACGACTGTGTATTGTCCATATCCTTTTTTGCTAAATTTATGCATTATTAAATACCTCAAAGCATCTATTGCGTGATTGTACTCATCAATAGGTACGTTAAGACTATCTCCATTCTTATTTACTTTCCATTTATACTGTTCTAACTCTTTTATTAAGTTACGACTAGACGAATGTACGTTAATTGAGTAACCTTTCAAAAGATTGATTCCAAACATAACAGAATCTTTTCCCTTTTTAACGCCATCAATAGTCCATCCATAACGCCTCAGCTCCTCAATACTTTTAGGCTCTGCTGAATCAGCTACTATTAAAGCTCCTTTGCTAACTCCAAGTGCTTCCATTCTATCGCTTATATCTTTATTAGTCAATCCAGTTTCATATATTAACTCTTTAACCCATAAGTCTCCGTCTTGCATTCTAACTTCTATTAAGCTCGTTGGATCATTCGTAAAACCAAAGTCTATTCCATACCCTATTAGCTTCTTATCACCAAACCCCTCATTTAATATATACCATTTTTTGAAAATAAGTCCCTCTATGCGACCAGTCATTCCTCTGGCATATACTTTCCATAGGTCTAAATCTTTGTTTTTAAGGGCTTCTATCTTCTCTCTTATCTTATCACTTAAAAAAGGGTTGTGTCTGTGGTCTGATATTATTAGCTCAGCATTTGGCAAGGGTATTACTTTATCGTGTACCCAAAAGCTCGTATCTGGGTTGTAATCTATATAGACTTGCTTTCTGGTTCTAAGGCTTAATTGCTCAAATATATTGTAGGGTATTCCATTAGCCTCGTTTACGAATAGATAATCCCTCTTACCACTCTTTGCATCCTGGTCGTTATCATAGCTATTAAACTCCATTATAGAGCCATTAAGGAAACTAAACACCCTATCCGATCTATTGTAGAAAGTTACTTGCTGTTTTATAGCCTCATCGCCATTATGTATATCTATCGCATCTCTCAAAGCACCCACCTTTAAATTAGGTATGTCTTGACCTACAATAGTAATAATACAAGTTTCTGAAATAGCTTTAGCAAATAATACTTGCAAAATAGCATAGGTCTTACCAGAGGATGTGCCACCTTGATTAACTACTATATCTGCATTAGATACAAAATTTTTACGATATAAAGCAGAGGTACTAATCAACTATGTCCTTTTCATTAGACGCTAATGGTACGCCAGTATCTATAATGTTAATATCTAAACTCTTGTGAGTAGTTTCTTGCTGTATCTCTTGCAACGGTTTTCCATCTATTTGCTCCATAATCATTTGAATAGCTTTTAAACTATTGTTGCCTTTTTTGCTCATCGCCCAGCCTTGCAGCTTTAATGCTATTTGAGTTTGAGTTGGTACTTTAACTACAACAGACCCATCTTCATTTGTCCTTATTATTTGGCTTGAAGGTATAGTTAAATTTCCCTCATTTTCTAATAAATCTTTAATTTGGTTTCTTATGGATACTGGTCTACCATCTCTGTTTACATTCTGCTTATTTTTATCTAAGCCATTAGTATTTTGTTTGCCTTTGAAGTTTTTTAACATAGAGTTGTTATTGAGTTGTTTTTTATTATATTTGTATTTGAATTATGCGATAATAGTGTAATGGTAACACACTAAGCATCCAGCTTAGAATTGGCGTTCGAATCGACCTTATCGCTCTCATTAGCCCTCCTCTCTTGGAGGGTTATTTTTTTACCTTTATACATTCCAGCTCCTTGCTTATCTATTTCACTAAAAGGTATAATAGGTACGTTTATTTTGCAGTTTTTATCTATTAAATAAATATATCTATTTTGAAAGCCCTTTAAAGCACTTGCTCCATTAAAATTGTATTTACTATCTCCTCTTTTTGCTACTATTTCTCCATTTGCAAGTTTATAAATAGTTCCATTTTTATTTATTTGAGTTAATTTAAAACCACTTGCTCTATAAATAGTACCATCACCACATTGAGTTGCATCTGAATAACTTAACAACCATTTTATTTGTGGAGCATTCTTTTTAATAAGCCTAATACTTATAGCAATACATCTACTTTCAGAATATTTTGGCAAATAGTCGCTAAAAGCCATTCTATTTAATTCGAGCATTTCGTTCCACCTTTTGTTTATATTTTCAACACCAGAATTGACAAGTGGCAAAACATTTCTTTTGTCCATTGGAGAACCATAACTCATTACTCCTCCAAGTTTATCGTCTAAAAAACATCCAAAATGTAAATTACTCATATTAACGACCTTACCAGAGTAATGATGCTTCTTTACAAACTCGTTAGCTATCTTTGCTGGTATTACTTTTAGTATTATTTCTTTTGCTCTGCCCATTGCATAATAATTAAATAAAGGGCATTTCCGTTACTATTTTCGTTGCCCATAGTTTCACAATACTTATACTCCTCTGTAAGTTTTATATTTACTATTGCGTTTTTTATTTGCTCTGCTTGTTCATCTGCTAAGGTAAATGTCATTTGCTGAAATGGCTCTTTATCTCCATCTGGTAAACTAAACTCATCACTTGTTTCTATATCGTCTATGTTTTGCCAAGCATCTAAGCCCCAGTCCTCAAGCTCTACGCTATCCCACTCATTAGCCAACATCTCCCAATCGTGCTGTCCAAAGCCTACATTATCAGCTATAATAAAACGCCTTGCCTCTTCGTCTGTTAAGTCCTCAGCTCTTTTTACCCACTCATTTGGTAGCTCAGTATATCCTAACTCTTTTAATGCCTTTAAACGCATATTACCTCCTAAGACTATATTATCTTGGTTTATAACCATAGGACGCAAAGCCATCATTTTAGGAAATTCTTTAATAGATTTCTTTAACTTTTCAAATCTCTCGTCTTTTATTATTCGAGGATTATTTGGATTGCTTTTAATATCTTTTATATTCATTTTAAAAATTTATCATATAATTTAACAACGTGTTTGTAGATACACTTGCCACAGCTTACATCTGGTCTATATCTAAAGTTATCTTGGCATATCTCTGTAAACTCCTTATAAAATTTAGGGTCTAATCTGCCTCCTTTCATATTATAAATGGCTCGTATTCTTGTTTCTAATTCCTCACTCATAATGATTGTATCCTTTTTTCGTTCTCTTTGCTTAAATCGTACTTAATTGTAACGTCCTCTTTTAGCTTTAAACCTAAATCAACTTGCATAGTATGATTTCCTTTTATCTTCTTAATTGCAGCAGCCCAATCATTATTATATACTTTTAAGCTGTTTTTATTTGTTGCAAGTAATGTATAAGGGTCTATTGCCGATACCATTACTGGCTTGGCAAAGTGTCCAGCCTCAATCATTTTTAGCTCAGATTTGCAGCTATTAAATACATTATCTTGCAGAGGTATAACACATATACCGCAATCCTCATAATCCTTAGCGTATTCTTGTATATCACTTATCTGTATCTTTGTGCCTTTCATTCGTTTTGGCAGCTTTGGGGTTTTAACAAAAAAGGTTTCATTATCAAAAGCATTCCCTAATAGTTTTAAATCTCTCAAATGAGTACTACCTCCAGAATAAAAGAACGTATCAAAGTCTAATGATAAATCTTCATACGCATATTGTTTTTCTAAAGGGTCTAGAGCATTCTTAACAATAACTATATTTTTATTGTAAGGTCTTATCTTGTCTGCTAGTATTGGCGTAGTTGTCCATATTAGATCAGCTAATTTTAAGTTCTTAATAACGCATTTAGTTAGATTAGACTTTTTATAGTAGTAACTCATTGGGTGCTTATCGTCTAACTCCCAGTAGTCATCTATATCACAAATAATTTTAATTCCTTTTGCTCTAAGTTTTAAGTACGTTTCCTCTGGCTGCATTAGCCCAGATATATTTCTATTGTAAACAACGTGAGTAACCCCATCCAGGTTATTGAAAAACTCATCGTCCTTATTTAAAAGCACTACTATTTCTATACCATAATCTCGTTTCATCTTTGCAAACGGCATTAAAAGTCTGTGATAACTTACGCCATTTATGTTACGAATAATTACTGCTATTTTTATTTTGTTTTCGTACATTATCTTAAATTCTTTTTTGGCTTTCTTATAGTCTGCTTTTAGCGTTCTATAACCTATTGAAGCTCCTTTATGTATTTGTGTTAATGTTTCTCCGTTGCTGATTGCTCGGAGTATGTTTGCATAGTAGCTGTTCATTCTGTTAAGCACTTGCTCAACGTCTTGATGTTCTGAGTTATCATTGTCAAAAAAAGGGTCTTTCTTATTGCATTTTTTTAGCCATTGGTTACGCATAACCATAGCAAAATATCCCTTTAAGTTTTCAAGTGGTGGTTTTTCTAGACAGATTTCATACGCAATAGAAATAAGCTCCTCAGCCTCTACCTTGTCATTGGTAAGCCGAAGAGCATAATCTCTAATGCTTTGGTCAAAATAGACAGACTCTAGTTTCAAAAGGGTAGTCTGTCTGTGCTTTCTGCCATTACTGGCTCAGTTTTAGTTTCTGGCTTCCAAGTGTCTAGTTCGACATAAGGTTTACCACTTTTACCGATGTTAATTTTTAGGTTAACCCAGCCTTTGTCTGTGTGTTTCTGAATAAAGGTAATAGCGTCCTCTGCTTTTAAGCTAAGGCTACCCACTACCCAATCTGGTGAATTAGGATTCATTTTAAACATAAATCCGTCTGCGAATACTTTTTCTGTTTTGTTCATTTTTATTTATTTTCGTTTATGATCATTGACAAAAGTACAGCATAATTAGCTAAATCTAAAACGCTGTCCTCTATACTTTCATTGTTTGGCTCTTTATCTGTATTAATTAACACCCCTAATCTAGCCACTTTAGTAGCTATTAGGTTTAAGCAGTTAGTCCTGGCATCTCCTCCAGCAATAGCTCCAGCTAATTTAAAGTTAGATAACCTATCTTCATTAGCGTAGTCATCACCCTTACTAAATAATGTCTTTTCCATCTGCTCGGTTATGTAACCGAAGTGTGCCATTTGTTCTTTTTTAGTCATTTATTTCTTTATTTAATTTTACTTCTTGTAATTTCCATTCGTGACGTCTTGCGTGTGGTATTTTATGCCTTGTCATTAAGCGATTAAATAGCACATCTTTTTCAGCTATATTACCATAGACCTCTTCGCTTATCACTTTCTTAGCTCTCATTGCAGTTACTTGATATAATCCTTTCATAGTAATTTAAGTTGTTTTTTATGATTATTTAATCGTTTTATTGCGTCATCATAGTAATCTTTATCTAACTCACAAGCCGTTAAGTCAAAACCCAAATTATGACAAGCTATGGCAATAGAGCCACTTCCTAAATGTGTATCAAGTATTTTGTCACCCTCTTTTGCGTAGTTCATTAAAAGCCACTCATATAACTTAATTGGCTTTTCCGTAGGATGTATTTTCTTTTGACGTTCTTTATTGTTAAGATAATCAAAACCTATCCATCCATATTGAAACTTTCTAACAGCACTACTAAATGATGTCCAAGCTAATTCACAGTCTGCAAAGTCTGATTTTGCAGTAACCTTTTTATCCCATACTAACATACAAGGAGTTGGATATAGTTTATCTATAAAATAATTACCTCCCCAAATTATTTGATTTTTACTAACTCTTATTAATTCATCAAAAAAAGATTTATCTGGAGTTTTTTTGTCCCAATATTTCTTAATATAATTAGGAGTTTTTAAACCTAAAGAATCTCCCTTTTTTGAGTTTCTATTCCTACCACCACTTTCTTTAATACCATAAGGTGGGTCAACTATTGCAAGGTCGAAATAGTTATCTTCATACCTTACCATTAATTGCATATTATCTTCGTTTGTTATATTCATAATTTATCGTGCTTTCTGTGGCATTCTCTGCATCTCACTTTAATATTGTTTACATCCCAAGCCAGTTCTGTGCGTCTAGTTTTTTGGGCTTCATCTACTGAAATATTGTGAGAGCAATCAAGTATTACTCCATTTGATTTTAGGCAGTCGGTACAAAAATTGTATCCGTACTCCCAGAATTGTTCGCTTAGAGCGTTTGCCTTTGCTTCGTGTATCCTCCTATCTATGACGCTCTTTGCTACTCGTTCATCGTCTGACGTATAGTAGTGGTTCATATTGTATGCAAATTTATACATTTGTTTAAAAGTTTTTTAATTTGTTTTCCACATTAATTTTATTCTGTAAGTTATCTATATGGTTTTCAAGAATTTTGATACGCTCTAACTGCCTTGTAAATTTATCATAAAACTCATCATTCTGCTTCTCTAAATAACAAGTATAGTGCATTAAACTATTAAGTTTGTCTACGCTATTTTGTTTATTCTTATTTGGTGGCTGCTTCATTAATTTAAGCTCTATGCTTGATATTACTTGCCTTGCCTCTTCAATTATTTTACTATCGTTATATCTCATATGTTTTGTATGTTGTAATTAATGGGTCTTTAATTATTTCCTCTTTGCCATAAGCGTAAGTCTTTTTATTATAAACTGGGTCATACTGATAAAATCTTTGTTTAGCCCAATCCATTTGTAATGAAACTTCGCCTATACTTCCGTAATGCTTTGGCTTTACCTTATCTATATTTATGCTGTAAGGTTGATTATTTTCTTTTGAGCCTTTATGTACTACTAAAATATTTCTACCATTGTTGTTCCATTCTGAGCCTCCCATAAGATCATATACGCTAGGTCTTTTAACATTACCATCTTTAACTTGTTTAGGGTCTGGGTTTTTAGGGTGTATAATAATAAAGCTGTGCATATTATTAACCTCCATAAACCTATTTCGAGTAGATAATATCTTGCGTAGGTAATCTGGACTTGTTGGCTCTCCTTTATGTGCCAGGTAATTCCAACTATCAATTACCGCCGAATGACATCCATTTTCTTTTGCATAATTCCAAAATGCCTCTGGCTCAATACTATGCTCTGCTGAAATAAATTTAAATCTATCAAGTAGGGTGCTAGAATGTTTTGCTATTTCTTTTTCTGTAATAGTGTTTGGATATCCTTTCTCAAAGGTTTTGCCAGTCATCTTATGTAGCAAGTTTGATATTACATCAGTATCACTTCCATCGTCTGGCATATAAACGCAATGTCTCCAATTTTCTTTAATAGTTAAGCCCATAATTATTTCTTTTAAAAATAATGACTTACCATAAAAAGGATAACCAGTTATATCTGTACAACCACCCTTAACAAATGTTAATTGTTCATCAAAATTAGTATGACCTATTTTACTTCCCTCTGGTATACCATTCTTATGTAAGCTCATAAGTTGGTCTAAAATTTCGCTATTCTTTTTAATCATACTAAAGCTCTCTTGATTTTATAATTATTCATATTAACAAATCTTTCAAACTTATCTGGTCTTGATATAAATTCAAGCGTTACATATTTATAATTGGTATCTATATGGTATGAATCTTTAGAGGCGTTTATCAAAGCTGTAATAATATCTTCTTTATTGTAACCCTCTTTTAATCTGTCTCTTATTTGTTTCTTAGCCTTATCTGGAATCACTCTAGCTTTTTTTCCTAATATATCGTTAAATGCTTCTAATAATTTATTAAAATCAACATATATACTCTTCTCTTTCTCTTTCTCTTTCTCTTTCTCTTGTTGCAAGGGTCCCCCTAAGCCCCCCTCTATGCCCCCCTTAGGGGGGTCTGTGTAGGGGGTAAGTTTTTTACCAACTGCATCCTCGTAACCCTTGACTTGTAAATCAATAGAATGCTCCTGGCTTAGGTAGGCAAACATTACCATACCAGTTAGTTTCTTTGGCTTTACGCCTTGAAATTGTCTGTCTAGTAATGCCTCGATAAATTTTAATTTGTCTTTATCATTTAGCTCATTATAAACATCATAATAGCTACGATAAAATTTGAATGCTTTGCGTTTTGTTTCTTTTTTCATTTGTTTTGTGAGGGCAAATATTAAAAATTTATACATAAAATAAAAAATATATTTTTGTAAAATGGAAATAATTTTAAAAGACCTACCTAAAATTTCACTAAATAAATGGTATGCTGGGATGCATTGGACTAAAAGAAAAAAGATAAAAGATAATTATACTTTAATAGTAAAAAGCCAGTTTAATAAAACGCTGCCAAAGACAAATACTTATAATACTGAATACCATTTTACATTTAAATCAAGGGCATTGGATGCTTCTAATTGTGTGGCAATGGTTAAAATGATTGAGGATATAATCTTTGAGAACGATAGCTATAAAGTAGTAAAGAGCATATTAATTACAAGCAATAAAGGTTTAGAAGATTCAGTTAAAATAAAAGTTTTTTAAAATAATTTGTTTGGTATTTAATATTTTGTATATATTTGCAATACAATAAAAGGGTAAAAGAGTATTAGCCAAGCAATCCGACCTACAGAGAAAGCAGCAGCTTCGGAAACCAAACCTCCCTTTTATTTTTAAAACAAAACAAACACAATAACAAAATGAAACAAACAATTAATTTTTACTCTTTTAGAGAAGCCTTTGAAAAATTAGGCAGAGAAAACAATTTTACTTATGATGGACTTAGAGCTTTATTTGACTACTTAGAAGAATACGAAGAATGTACTGGAGAAGAGATAGAGCTTGACGTTATAGCTTTATGTTGCGAGTACATTGAGTATGAGAATATAGAAGAGTTTTGGTGTGATTATGACCAAGAAGATTATCCAGACGAAGAGAGCATTATGGATGCTACAAACTATTATGCTTTCGGCGATAAAGGGCAATTTATAATACAAGCATTTTAACAATATGAAAGAATCAATTTTAAAAGTAACCTCAGCATTTATGCCAATGTCGGTATGGTGCTGGGCAGTAGAAGAGCCACAAGCAGCAGCTATTCTATTTGTTATAGGTTTATTTGCTGCATTAGAATTAACTTATATAAAAACAAGATGAAATTAACAAAACAAGAAATCTGGGAGATCCAACACATCCTAAGAAAAGAGAGAGATTTAATGAAGCAGAAGTCACAAGAGTGGTACAATGATAATGAGGACGATAAGTCTATCAGTCTAATGTGCGATAGTAAAGCTAATATGATTGACGCTTTAATTAATAAGCTAGACGAAATATTAAAGTATAACGAGCTGACGAAATCAATTAACAATTTTAACGAGTCAATTAATACAGACAATAACATCAACGAAGATTTTAAAAATTTATTTATATGAAATACACCAAAACAATATCCCCAGAATTAAAAGACATTTTAAAGTCTTGCACAAGCGTAGAACAGAGAAAACAAGTTGCCAGTAAACACGAAATATCTATACATACTTTAAATAGTGTTATCGAGGGTAACAGAAAGGTTAATTTAAATAATCAAAATTGCATTACTGATCTGTTAAGAATATCTATTGTAAACGCTCGTAATATGCACTACTCACTATTAGACTATTATCAAGAATTAAAACAGCTATAAAAGAAAAGCCCTCTTGGTCTTGAGGGCTTTGTAACAATATGAAGAAACAAATAATGTTTCACACAAAACAGTACAAAGCAAACGAAAAAAAAATAACCTTAATAAACATTATCTAAACATTTTAATTATATTTGTCCAATGAATTTATACACAAAACTAAACGAAGTCAAAAAAGAGATAGGAGCTATTTCTAAAGACTCAACAAACCCATTTTTTAAGTCCAAGTATTTCGACATCAACTCGCTACTAAAACACGTCGAGCCATTACTACAAAAGAATGGTCTATTATTATTGCAGCCTATAATTTCTAACGAAGTATTTTCTGAGATTGTAGACATAGAAACTGAGGAAAGCGTAACAAGTTCTATTGCTTTACCAGAAATGGACGACCCACAAAAGCTCGGAAGTGCTATAACATACTACCGAAGATACACTCTGCAATCATTATTAGGCTTACAAGCTGAGGATGACGACGCTAACTCAGCCAGTCAAGCTACAAAGAGTCAAAAGCAATGGGTAAACAAAGACGATAAGATATGGAGTGCAGCAGTAGACAAAGGTATAACCCTTACAGAGCTAAAAAAGCATTATTCAATAAGTAGAGTTAACGCAGATCTATACCCAATTAAATGAAAAAATTTAAGATAAGAGCTTCTGCAAGTGGTAAGTTAATGACAAAGCCTCGTTCTAAGAGCGAGTTTTTGTCAAAGACTACTAAAAGCTATTTAGAGGAGTGGACAAAAGAGCAGATATACGGAGTGCGTAAAAATATTCAATCTAAATATCTAACTAAAGGCAACCAGGTTGAGGACGATGCTATTATGTACGCCTCTGCTGAAAAAGGCTGGTTATTTGCTGAGAAAAATGAGGAGTATTTTGAGGATGAGTATTTCTGTGGTACGCCAGATGTTATACTAGAGGACAAGATCATAGACATAAAGTCTAGCTGGGACTGTTTTAGCTTTCCTTTATTCTATAACGGAGTGCCAAATAAAGATTATTACTACCAGCTTCAGACATATATGCACCTAACTCAAAAGGATAAAGCCCAGTTGGTGTATGTTTTAATGAACACACCAGAGGAGTTAACCTTAGAAGAGTCCCACGACTACTCAGAAATAGAAAGCAAGTACCGTATTAAGAGCTTCGACATAGATTATGACGAAGAGGTAATATATGAGTTACAACATAAAGTAATAGAATCAAGAGAATACATAGAACAATTATGGAGCTAGTTAAAGACTACAAAACAGAAAATCAAGACTACCTATTTATTAGGAACACCCTTAAAAAAGGGTACACCCACCTTAATACTATCTTAGGATTATGCAGAAAGGTCGGTATAGTAGAAGCAAATAGAAAGATAACTGACCTGGTTAAGATGGGTCAGATAGAACAAGTCACTATAAAGGACGAGGACGGAGATATTAAATACAAATATTTTCCAAAGCAAGATAAACCCTCCTATTATTCGGCTGCTGGAATCGAGAGTATTGGAGGATGGCAAAGCGATAGTGTGTTAAAAGGTAGATTAACCTTTGATAAGTTACTAAATTGCATATCTAAATATTATAATATACCACAAACAGAAATAACTGGAGTTAAAAGACAACGAGAAAAAGTAATATGTAGGCAAATGTTTTGCTATATTGCCAGAGATAATATGCCTAATTGCTCTCTTAAAACTATTGGGAGTGCTTTAGGGGGTCGAGATCACTCTACAGTAATACACTCAATACAACAAGCTGCCGACTTAATGCAGTACGACAAACAATTTAAAAAAGATTACACTAGATTAAACGAATTTATAAAAACAAACTTATGAACATCACAAAACAAGTAAAAAAGCTATTGACTACGAATCCAGAAATGAGAGATAACCCTAAGAAACTGATTAGACGAGCCTTACAAAACGCTTATGGCGTTAACGTATTGTCTGCTATGATTATCGCTGAGTATTACAAAAATGTTTTAACAATTACCAGAGCCAGTCGTAAAATTCAGCAAGATAACGAAGAGCTGAGGGGTAAAGAATGGGCAAAGCGTAAAGGCATAAAAGCCGATATAGTCAAAGCTAAATTAGGTTACAAATGAAATTATTTTTTATTGTGTTAAATGTTGGTTTATTCCTTTCCACTTCCTCTATGGGGGTGGTTAGGACTATTCCTAAAAACAATTTAATTGAAGCGATTATTTACGTTGAAAGCAGAGGAGATATAAACGCATATAATGCAAAAGAAAACGCAGTAGGATGCTTACAAATACGCCCTATAATGCTTAGAGAGGTTAATAGGTTATT